TAGTGGAACGTAATCCCAATACATACAACATGAGAGCAATATAATGGCAACAGAACGAAATCCATTTGAAAAGATACCAGAGGAACTGGCAAATGTTATTCCCATGAATCCTGTAGCTCTAGAAGAGGAACAAGAGGCTACGTTTGAAGTAGAGCCTGATGGAGGAGTAATAGTAGATTTCTCCAGTACCGTAGAGATGGAGGCTGATGAGCCTATAAAGGAATGGTACGGTAATCTTGCAGAGAAACTGGATGATAGTGAACTCAGTAAGATTGCAGAGGATGTCTATAATAATTATGACTCAGATAAAAGTTCCCGACAGGAATGGGAATCCATGTTTGAAAGGGGCTTTGATCTACTGGGTCTGAAGATACAGGAAGGTTCAGAACCATTTGAGGGAGCCTGTACTGCTGTACATCCCTTACTCATAGAATCTGCTGTGAAGTTCCAGAGCAAGGCATCTCAGGAATTGTTTCCCTCCTCTGGTCCTGTAAAGACACAAATTCTAGGGAAGTCCTCTCCCAAGATGGAGATGCAATCCAATCGTGTAAAGAACTTCATGAACTATCAACTCACGGAACAGATGCCTGAGTACTTTGATGAGTTTGAAAGGATGTTGTTCCATCTCCCTCTCATAGGATCAGCCTTCAAGAAAATATATTATGATGCAACTCTGAAACGTCCTGTCTCTGAGTTTGTTCCCATTGATCAATTCTATGTTTCCTATTATGCCAGTAACCTGAGAAAGGCAGATAGGTATACCCATGTAATTTACAGGAGTCCAGTAGATCTGGCAAAAGATGTTCGTTCTGGAGTGTATTCTGATCTGGAACTACCAGACGCCACTAATCCAGAACCCACGGCCTTTGCCTCCAAGATGGATACTATTCTGGGTTTATCCCCCACATCTGATGCAGATCCACAATATGTCTTACTGGAACAACACTGTTACCTAGAGATTAAAGAATCTAATTCTGAAGAAGGAATTGCTTTGCCATATATCGTAACGATAGAGGAGCAATCCAGAAAGGTTCTTTGTATTCGTAGAAATTATAAATCTGAAGATAAGAACCAAGAACGAGTATCACACTTCGTTCATTACAGGTTTGTACCGGGATTTAGTTTCTATGGATTTGGCCTCATGCACTTCTTGGGAAATTTGACCATGAGTGCAACAGCAGCAATGAGAAGTCTCATTGATGCAGGTCAATTTGCGAATCTACCGGGAGGCTTTAAGGCCAAGGGTGTTAGAATGGTTGGCGATAACGATCCAATCAGTCCCGGTGAGTTTAAAGAAGTTGAGTCTACAGGAATGGACTTAGCGAAGGCTATCGTTCCTCTCCCCTATAAAGAGCCTTCCCAAACTTTGTTCCAGATGCTGGGTTTTGTCACAGCAGCCGGACAGAAATTTGCTGACAGTACAGAACAAATTGTATCGGAAGCAGCTTCCTATGGTCCTGTAGGAACAACTATGGCATTACTGGAAGCATCCAGTAAATTCTTCTCGGCTATTCACAAGAGGCTTCACAAGGCTCAACGAGATGAATTTAGGATCTTGGCAAGAATCGATTATGATTATCTCCCAAGTGAATATCCCTATGATGTGCCGTATGAAAGTCGGAATATCTTTAAATCCGATTTCGATGGAAGAGTGGACGTTATCCCCGTTAGCGATCCAAACATTCCATCCAATGCTCACCGTCTTATGATTGCACAGCTTGCCTTACAAATGGCACAGCAATCCCCTCCCGGTATGTTCAATCTGGAAGCTCTGAATAGAACAATTCTTAATGCTGCCAATATGCCCAACATGGAGGAGATACTTCCTCCCAAGCAGAAACCCAAACCTCTTGATCCTGTGTCTGATATCATGGCTGCTGTAAAGGGAGTAGCCATTGCTGCTTTCCCCGGTCAGAATCATGATGCTCATGTTCAGGTCAAGACTGCCTACTTGCAAGATCCCATGAACGGAGCAAGTCCCATTATGCAAAGGATAAAACCTGTTCTGGAATCCAATATACAGGAACACATGATCCTGAAGTATCAGGAACAGATAAATGGCATCACACAAATGGGTATGCAGGAAGTAGGACCACAAGCACCAAATATAACAGAAGCTATCATGGCTCAAGCTGCACAACAGGTTCTCAATGCAAATCAGGCAATGGGTCAGATGCAATCTCCAGAACAGCAACTGGTTGCCATTGAAGCTCAGAAACTTAAACTGGAACAGGAGAAACTACAAATTACTGCTGCCAAGAATGCTGCTGATGCTGCCTTGGATGCTCAGAAACTTGAACTGGAACAGGCCCAACTTACCATAGATTCCTTTGTCCAAGGCCAAAGTTCTGAACTCAAGAAAGAAAAGGCTGATCTGGACAGGGCCAGTAAAGAAACCATGAAAGCTCTGGATGTTATGTCCAAATTAACCATAGAGGAAAAAAGGACAGAAGCAGATACAACCATGAAAGCATTGGATCTGATGATCAAGACAAATCTGGAACAACAGAAAATTGATCTGGACATAGATGAAATCAGAACTAAAGCTCTGGAAAGAATTGCATCCATGCAGGACAAGGATTCCAGAGAACGAGAGTTTAAGATGGTGGACATAGTAAAGGAAGTTATTACCAAAACAAAGAAGGAGAAAGACAATGCCTAAATATGGAGGGACTCACTATCCCAATGATGAAAAAGGAACAACCAATGGACATCCTACTCATGTAAGACCTGATGATCGTGGTATTACAAATGGATATCCAGAACATGTTTCCGGTAAAGTTAAAGATCTTTATGGTAACTTCACCAATCGTTCCATTGATGATGGTGGAGTTGGAGTCAGAGCACGTAAAGGTGTCTTGAATGAACGCTCTGATTTTGGGTGGAAATATCCCAAGCCAGTACGATCATGAATCTATTTAAGAAAGTTATAGCAGATCTTGATGCATCATCTTGGATTGCCTTTAGTGTTCTTGGAGTTATTATATTAGTATTGGTAACTACTTAATGGAAATGTGGGATGAGGTTGTCAAAGAATATAATAATGAATTAAATAGATTACAAAATATAATAGGACATGGAAGTGCCGAAAACTATTCCAACTACAGAGAATTAGTGGGACGTGTTAATGGAATTGAATGGTGCAGAGAAAACTTTACAACTATCGTAAAAAAGCGTTTATACGAAGAAGAGGAGTAAATGCAACAGGTACAGCTAGGAAAAGCAATGAAGAATGATATGTGGATCACAGAGGATGAGGTGAAAGATCCAAGCCCTTTGCCAGAGTTACCGGGATATCATATCCTGATCAGACCAGTAAGTATAAAAGGAGTAACAAAAGGAGGGATTGTCCTTCCTGATTCAACCAGAGATGACATGGCCTATCTCACTACAGTGGGAAAGGTTCTTTCCATAGGAGATCTTGCTTATCAGGATGAGATAAAATTTCCCAATGGAGCATGGTGTAAAGAAGGAGATTATGTCTGTTATGCAAAACATGCTGGTCAGAAGTTATTCTATAAATCAATAAGATTAATCTTGTTATTTGATGATCAAGTAATATGCAGAGTGGAACACCCCAAAGATCTTGATCCTACATTTAATTTAACAAATTAAAAAAAAGACTTGCATTCTTGTCCGTTTTGTAGTATAATAGAGTAATAACGTAAATCCGTATGCCCCGTGAGCAACGAAAGGAATTAAAATGGTTGATAAAGAAGAGTGGACTGAAGTTGAAACAGTTACATCTAATAATGAAGAGAATAAAGTAGAATTTGAGGTAGAAGAGGAAGAGGAGAAAGTTGAGGCACAGGTTAAGACAGAGCCAGAAGTTCAAGTAGAAGCTAAGTCAGAACCAGAACCTGTAAAAGAAGAGGCTCCCAAGGAACTGGATGGTATTGAAACCAAGGGTGCTCAAAAAAGAATTAGACACTTAATAAAGCAAAGAAAAGATAGAGATGATCAGATTTCTCAATTAATTCAACAGAATGAGACACTTAATACTAAATTAAATACAAGGGAACAGGAATTTCATAATATTAGTAAGTTAAATCTGGATGCTAATGAGAAACAAATTACAGATAAACTTGAACTTGCCAGAGCAGCCTATGCTTCAGCCCATGGAGATGGAGATTCTGAAAAGATAGTGAAAGCTCAGGAATTTTTAAATGAAGCTCAAACTGATTTAAAGACTCTTAATGCTACAAGGGCACAATTTAAAGATATACCACAACCACAGGTACAAGCACAACCACAAGTACAACCACAGCCACAACCACAGGCACAAGTAGATCCTCTGGCTGTAGATTGGTCACAGAAACCAGAGAATAAGTGGTTTGGAAAAGACAGAGTAATGACTGCTGCTGCTCTTGCTCTGGATGCAGATTTAAAGGAAGAGGGATTTGATCCAAATGATCCTGATTTCTATACAGAAATTGATAACAGACTGAAAGAGGCATTTCCTCAGAAGTTTGAAACGAATCGGGTGCAGGAACAACCGTCCAAACCTGCTCAAGTGGTAGCTGGAGCATCACGTTCAACTCCAAGCTCCAATAAAGTAAAGCTGACGAAAGAAGATGTACGGCTTGCTCAAAACTGGGGTATACCCCTTGAACAATATGCTGCTGAAAAGCTAAAGGTAGAGAATGCCGATGGTGAATACACAGCAATTAAAATGTAACGTGGAGGAGAAATTATGACACGTATTGAAGAATCACGTAATTCTCAGTTAAGGGAAAATGAAACTAGAGAGGAAACAGAATACGTCTTTGAAGAGCCAGACGCAACTCATATACCTCGTGGAGTTGAAGAAAGATTCAAGCAACAGGAGATATCCTTGGGCTGGTTAAGAATCCTTCTTAATGGTCAGGATGATTATCGAGAAATTGGTAAGAAACAACAGCAAGGATGGGAATTTGTTACTCCTGAAGAAGTTCCTGAAATGGGAGCAACTTCTGTCGTGAGAGAAGAAGGCCGCTATGCTGGAGTTGTCAGTCGTGGAGACATAGCTTTGGGTAAAATACCCACGGTCAAGCTAGAGGCTAAACGACGC